TGAAGATGGTACTCAAGCATACAAAATCGCTAAAGGCCAAGAGTCAACTGTTGCAAATATAGATAATCTAGCAAAAACAAGTATCGAAAATGGTTTTGATAATGGTTTAGACCAAGCTATAGGAAATGTTATAGAAGCATTAAATAATCAAAATTATGAATTTTCTTTTATGACCACAGCAATAGAAGGTTCACCTATTGATGTAGAATTAACACAATTGTTTAATGAAGCTAAAATACAAAATAAACCATTATCAATGCAAAGTGTTATAGATGAACTTAGAGAAAGAGGATTAACATCTAAAGCAGATATGTTTCAAAAAGAGTTAGATGATTTTACCACTCAAAAGATAGATGAGGAGCCAGAACCTGAAACAGAAACTACTACAACTACGACACAACCTACAGAGGATGTACCCGGAACTAAAATAGAAGGAGCAGGGTCACGTGCAAAAGTAGTCACAGAGGATTACATATCACCTGAACAAAAAGATGTTAATAGTAAAGTAGAAGTGACAGAAGAATTTATCAAACAAGTCATGGATAAAAATAATGTTGACAGAAGTAGAGCCATAGAAATTTTACAAATGTATGGATATACACAATTCCCAGACAAACCTAAATCAAAAGGATTACCTTTCTCACCGGGTAATAGGTAAACATGGGTCAAGAAAGACTTAATGCCTTACGAGAAGAATTAGGCATAGAAAAAGAACAACCTTCTCTATCTCAACAAAGTGATGTTCCTGCATCGACAGGCATTACTGTAATCACATCAGAACCTAAATCTAGATTAGATTCTTTGAGAGAAGAACTTAATCAGACTACAGTCACAGATAAAACTTCCCAAAACCCCACATTTAAAGATAATTTTGTTAACGACATGGAACCCTCTAGTCCTCCAGAGGTTAACAATAAATATGCGTATGCTTTTAAGTTAGGACTTGCTGATACCCTTAGAGGTGTAAAACAAATGGCAGGTAGAGATAAAGAAGAAATGAAAGCAGAGCAACAAAAACTTAATCAATTAATGCGTGGTGAAGATGGTGGATTAGTTACTTTAGCATATTTTGGTGGTGCATTACTAGACCCCGCAGGATGGTTAATACCTTTTGGTAAAGCAAAAACACTTTATACAATGGGTAAATATGGAGTGGTATCAGGTGCTATAGCAGGTGCTACAGGATATGTAGACGATGAATCTATCATAGATACTAGAGGTAAACAACTTTTAGTGGGTGCTGTAGGTGGTGGTATAGTTGCTCCTGCAATCGGAGGTTTAAAAAATTTAGGTGTAAAAGTTACAGGTAAAGGTGAAATAACTCCTGTAGGATTTAAAAGAGCAAACTTAACTCCGGCAGAAACTATAGAAAGAGGCGGAACCACAGTACAAGTAAAGGGTAAAGCTATTGAAGAAGATTTAAGTGAAGGTAAAATATATGCAGAGGGTGAAAGAACTTTAGGTGTAAGGCCCGAAGGAGAAATTGGTAAAGAACCTAAATCTGTATTTGATACACTAGTAGATATATTTAGAGGAAGAGATACAAGAGTACCTTTCCCTAAAACAAAAAAAGTTTTAGATGCCCCTAAACAAGGTGAGTTATCTGCAAAA